TAAAGCTTAATCCAGATTTTAAAAAGAGTTTGGAAGAAGAGCTTATTGAAAATGATGAACAGTATTTCAATGCCATTGAGGCAAGAGATCCTATGGAGTGTGAGCATAGGATCTCTTGTAATAATTTACTTAAAAAGCTTTTAGGTCATGATAAGCTGGACTAAAAGGTTTCTTTATATTACTTGTGGTCAATCCTTAAGACAGAGATTTTATATTCATAGTTATGCTTATTTGCCTTATTTGATTCATAGGGTAATATGGAAAGGATACAGCTAATAGCTGCATTTGTGTACTCTACTGGATTCATAAGACGGTGAGGTGTAAATACTAATATGAAAAAATTAACTTTATTGTTTACGCTATTTTTAACTAGTTGTACAGTATACACTGAAAAACAATCAGAAGCTGTGAGTCAAAACGTTTATGCTGTTAACGATTCTTTAGGTAAGGCTCGGGTAGATCTTGCGTATTTTTACTCTAATGAGACAACAAAGTTTATTAAACCACCCAAACATCCTGTAAAAATAAGTTCGATTTATGAAGCAAAGGACGTAGCAAAGAATTCACCTGCTGGTGATAAAACTCGTGTTGTTATAGTTCCAGATGCATATAAGAGCGATAAAGTAGTTGTAGTAGGTTCGTCTGAGTATCAAACTTTATTGAAGGATAGGGAAACCAAGAAGATTCTTGAGCAAGACAACAAGAACAAGGAATTACAGCTTCAAGCTAATAATAAAGAGCTAACCAAGCAAAAAGAAATGCAGGATAAAATGGTTAAGGATTTGAACTACTATCAGAAGGAAGTATATAAACTTAGACTAAAATGCTTGTGGTTATCTATAGTTATTGTTAGTATGCTCGTTCTTATTGGTGGATATATCTATCTCAGGATGAACAAGTTATTCATGTTTTAGTAGAAAAACATATATCCATGATTAAATATATACATGGATAAATTTATACAAATAATTTCATCTGTAGTTAATTCCGCGTTTGATTGGATTAACCTGCACCCTAAAACTGCACTAGCTATCGCAATGTTTGCTGTTGGCTTTATTGTTGGAACTCTTTTTTAAGGGTTTTTTCTACCATTATGTGCTATCCCTATACACGTACGCGCTATCTCTCTGTCCTGATATATATTTATAGCCTTGCCCTAGGCTTTGGTCTTGCAAGAGCTATCCTTTATCATTTAGGATAAATATTATTGATGTGGCAGAATATTGTTAGTATAGGACAGACGGTTAGTGCTTTTCTCACAAACGGAAAAGCACCACCCAATACACCCACTTATTTGGAAAGACAGATGGAGGACACAAATCATCTATCTTCTAAAAAATTCTTTATTATTTTTAGCTCTTTGTTCATGCTAGCGTTTGTGTTCTATACGAGCGTTGGATTACTTTGGGTTATTCCTAGGGCTCCAGAAATTGTTTCAGCTTTCGTCACAATTTTCACAAAGATGATAGAAATCTTTGGTATTATTATTTCCGTTTACCTCGGTGCTCAGGGGTTAGTTGATATAAGATATAATAGTGCATCTAACGCAAGCACAGAAGGAATTTTAGAACAAAAAGAGGTTAATATTAATGAAACCATATTAACTAATAATACAAAAGAAAATGATTATCACATTTCGGAGGTTGAAATATGAAGAAGCCATCACCAAAAGCATTAGCATTAATTTTAGAATATGAAGTAGGAGGAGGAAAGGCCTATTACGAAAAATATTTAACCAAACCTGAATGGCCAGGCGGTGCAAGTGGATTTACTCTTGGTATTGGTGTTGATTGTGGATATTATTCCCCAGCGGAGCTTGAGAAGCTATTTCATTTCCTTCCAAAGGATCAACTCGAAATAGTTAAAGGTGCTTCTGGTAAAACAGGACAGGCTGGTAAGGCTTACACCCAACAACACAAGAATAGTGGAATAGTTGTTACCTGGGAACAAGCAATAGAGATGTTTGATGACCTTATCTGGTCAAAGTTTGCTCGACTTGCTGAAAAGGCATTTCCAGGTTTGGATCAACTTTGTGATGATGCTTATGGCGCTATTGTGTCTTTAGTATTCAATAGAGGATCAGCGATGTCTGGTGATAGTCGCTTAGAGATGAGAAATATTCGTGATCTTGTTCTTAAGAAAGACTACAGAGGAATAGCTAAAGAGCTGCGTAAAATGAAGAGAATTTGGCAAGGAAAAGGACTGGATGGACTACTTGAAAGACGAGAGGCAGAAGCAAAACTGGTCGAATCCTGTATATGAGTTCTATCTACGATACTTTCTTCGATTTTAATCAACCTTGCCCTGATAAGGTTTCTAATTGTCAGCAGCTTAGAAAACAATATAGTGACGAAATACAGACAGCTCGTAATGCTAATTGCAAATCATGTACAGAGACGAAGATAAGAGTTAAATATATGGAAATAATTTGGAATGCGTTTGTAACTTCTCTACGCTAAGATATGTGTCTAAAAGCTTTGTAGTATTTATAGAATTTAGATACGTGTTGTTTGGCAAACCTTCGTGCATCTACTTCATGTTCATTTCTAAAATAAGCATGTCTGTTATTATTCACATCTTCCGTGCTATACGCTAGCGCTGTATGACTTATTTTATAAATTCTGTTTTGCATCCAATGTCTAAACTCGTGAAGAAAATCGTCAAATAAAGCTAAATCTCTCTGTTTTTGTGATTTTGGCGGTGTGCTCGGTTTTACATTAGGTGTATCGCAGAGATGTATTTTATCTGTATAAAATATATACCCACTTTCATTTGCACCTACGTCAACTTGCAAAGTTAGCGTAATCTTACGGGTTATAGCACCGGGCTCAACTTCAGCAAAGATCATAGATATAGCAGCTCCCATAGCCTTTAAATCATAGTTATTATCATTAAACCATTTAACAGATTTTGGTGTTGGTTTAAGGGTAAAGATGTACATACTATGTTGAACTTTAGAATATTTACTATATAATATAACATATAATATGGAGAATACAATGGCAAATAATGATCTTATAGAAGTTATAACAGAACTTACGGTATCAGATATCAAAACACTAAACAATATTATCGAATCTTGTTTAGATAAAGATATTTTTGCGTCTGAGAGTGTTGAGATAGTAAAAGAGCTGCATATTAAGCTTTTAAATTTAGCTAAGTCTCTGGATAAGCAAGTATAGTAAGCTTCGGTCGGTAATACAATTAAATATATGTATGCCATCGGACTTAAATGTAGTTATTTCGATCTGTGAAGAATTTACTGACGTTATGCTCGTTGACCGTAAAAAGAATAGTATCATTGTCAATGTAAAAAAACAGTGGTTCAAAACATTAAATGATCGATTACTGTCAATGAGATGTGTTCTTGTACATAAATCGACCATTGATTCATGCTATACCTGTACATATACCCGAAAGGCTGGCATTGTATAGGTTTTAATCTATACTATTAGTATATGTTAGTTTTTGATGCGATTTCCCATACTTATAAAAACGAATTCACAGGTGAGTTTTACACTTCAGCTTCGACGCTTCTTGGAAAATTTAAAAAACCATTTGACGGTGATGTTATTGCTGAGCGTGTTGCAAAAAAAAGACGGTGTACTGTAGAGGAGGTTAAAGCGGAATGGAAAAAAGCTAATGATGATAGTAAGGTATATGGAACTGAGATACACGCGGTCATCGAGCGGTTTAATAAGTACAATACATACGACGTAGAGTATGTTGATATTATCCAGGCTTATATCGATCTTAACCTTATTAATAGTAAGTGCGATAATCTACTGATCGAGCAACAAGTTTACAATCACGAGTATAAAATAGCAGGTACCGCGGATATTATTCGTCTTGAGGATCGTGGTGGTTTCAGTGTTTTTGATTTGAAGACTAATAAAAAATTTAATCTCTATAGTCAATATGGTGATAGCTTACTATCACCGGTAGATCATTTATCGGCTTGTGAATATTCAAATTACGCGCTTCAACTATCGCTTTATGCCTATATGTATCAAGGTCTAACAGGCAGACGTGTTAATCAATTGGGAATTATATATTACGACAGAAACACTAACGCGTTTACACATTACCCAGTAAACTATATGAAACACGAAATCAAAGCAATTCTAAATACTCTATGAAGTTTATTGACATCATATTACAAACAAGTCAGATTAAAGAAGCAAAACTTTACGGGCCATCAAAAAAAGCTGCTGAAAGACCAGAAACAGGCATTACTATCCAAAACCCTTCTGCGTTTCATGTTATTAAAGATTGCGCGACGCTTGCAAATAAATATTTACCGCATTTTGTGTTTGGGCATTATGCAAATCCGTTTGAAGTTTTAAAAGGAAAGTTTGTTCGTGAAGATATTGTTGAGTTTGTATCAGAGGCAAATTCAGACATCGTCTCATTTCAACTGTTAACGTTAATTCTCGATAAAATGCGAAAATCTAAACCTTATACAGAGATTACGCCTGCAGTATCATCGACAATTAGCACTAATAACACAACAGATCCGTACGGCGACTATGAGTCGTTCGTACCATCTAATTCAATCTCAGAGCAAAAAGATACGGTATCACTGCTATGCGCAGCGTTTGATGTTAGGTAATAAATAATAATATGAAGCTTATTACGCCTCTTCTTAGAATACAGAACCAGTTAAGAGTTTTTCACTGGCAGACAACAAGCTACGCTCAACATAAGGCCTTTGGTAAGGCGTATGAAGAGCTTGATGAGTTGTTTGATACTTTTGTTGAGGTATTTACAGGTAAGTATGGTAGGTCAAAAGCTAGCTTACACTATACCATTGAACTTGATAATTTAGACGATAATTTTCTTAATGTTATTGATTCATATGTTGAATTCATGAAAGATTTAGATAATCAATTAGATATTAAAGATACAGACTTATTAAACATAAGAGATGAGATACTAGGTGTACTCAATCGACTCAAATACCTGCTTTCACTGAAATAACAATTTGCGTGATTAATTGTTTGGGTTATAACCAAATGTAAATGTGTTATCAGAAGCGTTAAAATAACCTGCTGCAGATCCTAGGGTGGTGTATGTTTCAAGATATGGGCTACCTTGTGGATTGCCAAACGTTATATCGTAAACATTTGATGCAGGCTTGTGTAGTGTGCATGTAATGTTTTGCACGGTATTATTGACGTAGCGGAAGCGAGTAGTAACAAGATAGAAGCAATCAGCTGTATCTTTGGCCATGTAAGTGAGTGTATAGTACCCCGTTTCATTGCTAAAGTTTAAAATTGGTTTTTCAATCTTTACGATATTAAGCTCAATATCTCTACCAAAGAGAGAAAATACACTTAGATCATCAAATGTTAATGCTTCTGTTGCTTTAAGAGGGTATATTTGACTTACCTGCTGGTCGTTGAGGTCTATTCTGTAAATAACAGGGTATATAGTTTTATAATTTGAAGCACTTAAACTGTCTATCAGAAGAGTTGTTTTACAAAAAGTAAGTATTTTATTTTTTTCATCAAACCAGACAGTTGAAAACTTTTCAAGCTCCGGTACCGCCCCACGAAGGAACGTTCTGTATTCTCTTACCGAGCCAGTAGGACGAGTTAGCTCAAAGTCGTAACGTATTTTATCAAATAACAAATAATTTTCTGTTTCAAACTGAACAGTGTCATAATATACATCAAAGTTAATAAGTTTTGTATTTATTTCAGTCTTAATGTCGTTAGAGTAGTTAACAAACACAGCACTTAATGCAGTAGATACTGGGCTTATGATAGTACTATTAGCATTTCTAAAATATAGATTACCGTATTGTATATTTCTTGTGTAATAAATAGGTAATTTTGCTGAAGCTGTCTCAAGAGCTGTTGCGTCAACGAGTGTATTTTTATTGTCGACTCGTATGTCCTTAAAATTAGAAGGCTCTGTATATGAATATGTATATACACCAAGATTGCATGGTTCAGCATCTAGTGAATCAACCCAAAAATCACCTCCATCATAATTACGTGCATTATTAAAAAATGGATCTATACTAAAATCCGCACGGTATGTGAAGTTTGCTACTTTATACGGAGCATTAGGTGCTGGTGCACCGTCAGCTAATTCATCATAGTAGAGTTGATTTGTGTCGGGGTTATATATCAAGCCGTTGTCGCTTGATATATCGGGAAGCTTACCATTACGGGGACCGACAAAGTATAACCCATCCTTAGTCTTGCAGGTATACGTTGTTACGTCGTAAGATTCAAATATATCACTATATTGATAGTTATTAGCGAAGTTATATGATATAAGTTTTACAGGTAATCCACCATCACTAAAGCTTCCGGGTGTTGATACGCTTGTTTTTAATATAATACCTGAAAAGGTATAGTCACCTCGAGTACCTATTGTATTGTAATCAAAATTATATCCTTGACCCCATAATGTGTCAAGAAAAGTATATCCGTCGAGTATATAATTTATGAATACTGGTGCAGTCGCGGTAAATGATAATAATTTTTTAGTGCTGTCTTTATATAGACCGTATTCATTACCGTAAATGTCGCTCTTGTATTGAACTAAAGTTTTATTTAACGGAAGCAGTGTTTGTTCACGAGATTCTATAGGGTATTGACTTATTAACGTTAGTGGATACACGTCAGGGTTATTCCATATAGTGTTCATATCTCCTGTAAAGAAGTCTTGTGAATCGATATAACGCGAAAGACCAAAATTTGTATAGTTAAGGGTTTGTTCTCTTGACTGATACGCTCTAAATGTTTGGAAATACGGGCTTGTTATAATATCGCCCGCTCTGTACTGATTTGAAAAATCTATTTTATTAAAATAATTTTCTTCAAAGAAAGAAAGAGGTGTTTGAAAGTCGAGCTTTGAATTTCCAGAAATATTACCGTACTTTGAAGGATCTGGAAAATAATATACTGTATTAGGTTGTAGATTATTTACATTTACATTTGCTGTAAAGTTAAAACTGGTATAATTTAATAATCCTATTTTATCGGGTTTAAAAAATAAGCCTATATCTCTTCCTGTCTTTAAAAACTCCTGACTCGGTACAGCAGCGATAGAAGGATAGCGTTTGTTTAAAATATTAGCAAATTCACTATCAGCAGTAAAGAGTTGACCTGATGTATATGTCGTCGTGGTGGATGAGGTAACAATATAATAAAAATCTGTTCCTATATATTTGGTTATTTCTTGTGAATTCGCGTTAATATTTAAAGAATTAACATTACCGTCATTTACTGTTGTAATAAAGTCACGGTCTTTGAGTAGGTTTAGCTGACTAGAATTTACTAAAGGGTCGATAGTAAAATTATTATCGAGCTCTACAAGATAGAATGGGTATGAGAGAATGGCCTTTAAAACACTTTGATTGAGATCTAAAAAGAGATACGGGTCAATATCGTTTTGATTCAATGAAAACGTATCATGCCTTAAATCACCTGTAGCATTATATGCTGATGCTGGAAGAGTTGGACTTAAATCATAGTAATCAGTGTAAGTATCGTATAGGTCTTCAACGTTAACAACAATATTGTTGCGTATATCCGATAGAGATAAGTTCAGCGTACTGAATAAATCAACGAGATCCTGTGCTTGCAAGGCCTTAGCTAAAGAAGTGTAGATTATATCCTCAATACCTGTATTAGATCCTTTAAGATTATAACTTATAGCTGCTGACTGCACCTCGTCTCTCAATCCACTATAATAGAGACATATATCTTTAATCTTTTTTGCAAAAAAAGGAACGGCGATTGCTAAATCTCTCTTGTTTGTAATATCAAGATTTTTTAAATAGCGTTTTTCGTCAGTTGTAGTATAGTTGACTACGATGTCGTTAATTAAATTCGTATAGTAATTTTGTATAACACCGGCAGACGCTTCGTGATTTATGTTTTTTGCTGCATACCAGTTGTTAAGATATGACTGGTATCTTCTAAGATAATTACTTGTTGTTGTAAAAAGCTCGGTATTATGTTTTAACCACTCTGTAAACGTCAAGGGTTGTAGCCTGTCTACAGAGTTTACCACAGGGGCGAGCGCTGTTATTGAATTATTCAGCCTCTCGTCTATAAATTGCAATGCGTCGGCCATATTAGTATTTAACTATAATTAGCTATTATAGGTTATATTTGCAGCGGAGGTAAAAAGTCGGAAACCCTTTGTCAATTCATAGCTAAGAATATTTTGCATAATGCCTTCGTCAGCGCTCCAGGTTGTATATGAACTGTTTTGTGGTGTTAGTGTTGTTAAATCACTGTCCCAGTCAATAATATTGTCGTAATACATATTATTAAAAACGGGATTATATGAATAAAACTCGTAATACACACTAATATCTATTCCGGTAATATTATCAGGTGCTATTAACCCCCATCCCCAATCAGGTGTATATGCTGACAGTGGAATTCCCGTTATAGAACCGCTTATTGTTATAAGATCCTCTATATCAGGTATATAGTTTGTATTAATAATCTTATATGTGTTTGAGAACAATTCTTTTGCAACAATAGGTATACCGTAAGGGCTTATTATTCCGGTTAAAATATCGATTTTAGAATTAAGATTAATGCCGTACTCGTCATTGGGAAATGTTGTGCCGCGGTTATCAAAATTTAACGCATATTTATTTTGTGTTCCCCAGAGAATTCGCTGTTTTATTGATAATAAATCTACAAGACGTTTTAATTGAGGAGGATACAAATAATTATATTCCTCGAAATCCAGAGTTAATTCATTGCAGAGTGAAAGCAATGCATCGACATTAACTTTATCAACGTCAGAGCGGTTATTAACAAAATTTGCTACTTTCTCATGAACCGTCTTACCGAGCTCATAGGGCTGTGCGCTTAGTCCACCGAGAATAACGCCTAAGAATTGATCAAAAAACACTTCTTTATCTAAAAGAGATTCTTGAAAGCGTAGAGAATTATAATACCCGGCGGCGTCCCAGCCCTCGTTAACTTTAGAAATGCTAAATTTACCAGAGCTTGGGTGTATGTTAAATATATTCGATGCCCCTGTAATGGTTCTTGTTGTGCTTGCTCTGGTAGCGTATTTGTTTATCCACTTATAGCCATTCCAGTCGCCTATTGCTTGAAACTCTTGCATACCATCGCTATACTGACCAGGCGGTATGCCGGGTAAGCCTGCTGCAGGATATTCAAGGTCTACGCTTGTTATATACTCAAAAAAATCACGAGGTGGTTTATCTCCATCAATTATATAAAGTTTTTTATCAAAATTATTAATAACCCAGATATAGTTTGACGTATCACACGTCAAACCTCCAATGCTGCAAATATAATTAGTTTTATTTGTACCACGACCGGCTATATAATCAGCTCTTTTATTAGTTATGCCGTCAATTTTAGTTATTGTTTCTTTATTATGCGCAACCCAGGCGTTTTGATGACCATCAACAGTAATATTACCTATTTGCTTAAAACCTGATAAAGGGAACCCGTCAATTAAATCACCGTTAGTGTTGAATTTATATAGATAGTCGTTAAAGGAGTCGAATGTAGATCCTTGATTGTTGTGATTAACAGCTGTTACCCAGACATTTTTATTTCTGTCAACACATATTTCATCTGGAGTTATACCGTCTGGAAATTGTACTTCAGTTATCGTTTCAGCAGCGGTAGTATAATTATTGTTACCACGGTATTTTATGAGATAATTGAAATTAGGGTGCGAATACGCAATCCAAACGTTATTTTCTACGTCTGTATCTATAGATGAGGGTAAAAATAAGTTTTCACCGGCGAATCCGTCTTGACTTATATAATCAGAACTTAGCGTATAGCTATAATTCGCTGCTGTTGGAGAGGCTGTAAATGTAACAGCACCTATGCTTGTATCAATTTTTATTGCTGTACCGCTCTCGAGAAGAGTAACCCATACATTTTCATCGCCATCAAGAGTGATGTTATTTGGCGCAGCTGCAGGAAGTATATTATTTGTTGCTGTGGATCTATAGTCAATAGATACAATTTGATTATTAAATAATGTAGGTGTTGCAGAAAGAGTATAATAGTCAGAAAGCAAGTTGCCGTACATATCGTATTTGACAATTTTATCATTAATAGCGTCAGCAAACCAAGTTTGATAATCGTTGTTACTCCCTTCCGTACCAGCGGGTGAAACAGCGATTGCGTAGATGTTTCTATTGTCATTAACCGAAAGAGTGGAATCATTATTAGCAAGGGTTATATATTTTGACCCATTCATACCGTTATAATATTCTTGTCTTAGAATTCTTAAAGCTGAATTATATTGAGGAATAGCTACCCAACCAACAAGCGCATCTTTTTGATAGTGAGCGGGCTCTAAAACAGTGACTGATGCAGTGAGTACGCAGTTTTCGGATGATTGTGTAGGTATAAAATAGCCCTTATAAAAAGCTCCAAGCGATTGTGGTGCTCCCGGTACAAAATCTTCATAATATGTAACTCCGTCAAGTGGTACGTATGTGTTTCCGCTTAGTGTTATAATAGATGTCTGTACATCATAGTATAAAGAAGGTTGAGATGCTGTGTTTTTTGTAATAGAAGAAGAAAGAGGTGGATAATTTTTTGTAGTAAATCCGTCTTTATCTTTAAATTTAATAACATAGGGTATCTCTGTGTCTTGCCAGCTAATACTAGGTATATTAAATTTCGTAGTAGATAGTGTTCCTTCTCCATCTATTCCTGTTGTAGTAATAGATAGCCGATCGGCAACATTATACCTTATTTTAACACTTGGAAAAACAGCCGGGTCAAGATTTTGTAATCCCTGTATTGGGTAATCAACATATTCAAACGTATTCATCTTTTGTGTATACGCATCGTTAAATTTTGAGCTATCTATTGTAGCAAAAAGAAATACAGGATTGCTTTCTGTCGTAAGATTTCCAGGTCTATCGTCGGTATACCAGACCTGACATGTGCCGGTTATACCAGCCAATACACTTCCTGAAGCAATCTGTGAGCATTGTTGGATTTGATTATTTTGTATATTAACGTAAATTTCCGTCTGTGTTGCTGTGAGACTCTCTATTTCAAGATATTCAATGTCACCGGTACTAGTAATGTTTTGTCTATAAAACCGACTAAGGGAACGCAGGTGATCCCATTTATCTGTTATATCTAAAGGTGTATAATTATAATCTCCTCTCGCGCCTGATGCGTATAAATTAATAGTATAGCCGGTGGCGCTTAGGGCAGAATAGTTTTGCCAGCTACTATATACGTCAATATATAAAGGGTCAAGCAATCTACCTGCTGGCACGTCGTATATGAGCCCCTTATAGTCACGGAAAGATATTTGCGAGGAGATATAGTCGTATACCTGAATGGTTCTAGTATAAAGACTATCATATGCGTTACCGTAATTGTCGTAAACAGTTAACGTCACAGTGTATTGACCTGGCCATTTATAAACGTGTTTCGGTCTTAAGTCGGTTGAAAAAGAACCATCGCCGAAATCCCAACGTATATTTTTATTCGATATGCTATAAATTGAGTTCGCTGAAAGAAGCGAGGATGTAGTAAAATCCGGTACAAATTGTAAGGGTGTGTTTTCTAGTGTAAATGCAGATAATGTATTCGTACCAGTAAAATCTAGTACGTCAAAATAAACATATGTATTGTTAACATTGTATGACATTAGTACTCTCTAGTCAGTGTTTGTATGGAAGGTGTTACAACTGCTATCTTTTTAGCAAAATCAAGACTGTTTTTTAGATATGGAAATTTAAAAAACGGTAATTTTATATCTTGTGTATAAATGTTAATATCATCGTATGGGTAGACTGGATTGTATAATAAAAGACTGATACCAGGCACGGTGTAGAGTTGTCCGTTAATTGTGCGTTGTGTTGATACTCCTGTTACACCTTCAATCGCTAGAATTTGATTTGTCAAATCTGTGATGCTAACAAGTAGCCCGAGGTTGTCTTTCGTTGTAGCAAAATAGTTTGTAATTGTTGAGGCGACTAATTGACTTAAAAGAGTTGCGTCTTTTTTTGAGGTAACGGACCGATTTATGACGAGAGTTGTTTCATCTCCAATGCTTGGTGTGAGTTGCTCTGTGGTTGCATGTACGCCTAGATTCACTTCTACATATACAGGGTCATTAACAATCAGCTCAGCGGTCGTTAATTTTACATCTTGCAGGTCATTAAGGATGAGCTGCTTCTGCGCGCTATTTAAATAATTAGTTCTCGTAGTGAGAGAGGATGTTTTTACAAGCTTAGGTACAGCGTAGATATAGACGTTGTTAAAGTTGCTTGTGTCGGCAAATTTTACTTGATTGAATAGTACGCGAGATTCTGTATTTGGCTTAGTTACACCAAGATCAAAGTAATATTTTAAATGGCCTGATACATAATCCCAGTTATTTACAACCTGAGTTGAGGCTATAATATTACTATAATTTTTATTAATGTAATTAGTAAAATCATCGGAAGTGATTAAACGGTATTGGCTTCTAAATGTGTTAGGTGCATTTGCTTTAATGCTTTCAACGCTTTCTCGTTCAACAAATTTTGTAGAAGTTTCTATATTTGAGAATGTAATGTTTTTAGCTTCACTGGTAGTGATAAGTTTTACATTAGGGGAAATCGTGTCAGCTTTAATTGAATTAAATCTAGCAGTACTAAAGAAAAAGAGAGACTTATTATCTAGAAGACCAGGTCCTATTTCTCCTTGTGAGCCGTTAGACTGGATATAATAAACAGCAACCTCTGACCCTATGTCTAGTTGCTTACCTGTGATATTATTGCCAAACTTAATTTCGTATCTGCCGTTTTCATTTAATCGTATTTCGTATTTTGTAGCGTTAGATTTTTCTAAAAACAGCGATTGTGTTGATGTCCATTTTTCCCACTTTGAGCCTGCAGCGCTACTCCTGACATACACGTCGATGTTAAAATGGTCGAGTATTACGTTAATTCCGTTTGTATCGACAACTACTAGGGTAAGAATCTCGAAAGGCGCGCCAGTTGCAAAATAAGATGGATATTCAGTGTATGAGCCTTGATATAATAAATTGTTGTCCTGTAGGTCGGTTAATGTTGCTTGTTCGGCTGTTGGTTTTGTAAAGGTTATGTCGGAATTAAATGAGTATGCTGCACCATTAATATTAAAATAAGAGTAGCGAGGAATTGTATAGGTATTTGCTGCTAAATTAGAGCTGCCTTTCGCCTTAAAAGGTAAAATTGCTGTTTGTGATCCAATAGGTTTGTAGCCTATCAACTTAACAATTTTGTTAATATTTTCGTAGAGCTCTGCAGTTGTAAAAGTGCTCTCTGCACTTGTTCTGTTTAAATAAAATAATAGAACGTGATATGAGTAAGCAATAATATCAATTATTGACGAAAGATTGCTTCCCTCAAAGCTTTGATCTGTGTAGTTTCCGGTGGAGTTTAAGCGTTTAATTATTAAGTTCTTTAAACTCAGGGCATCGAAAGCAGCGTACCCGTCAACAGGTAAATTAAAGTCGTTATATTGATTATTAGTAGCCATGAGATTAAGAAATAAAATTAAATCCTGAAGTACTTAATGTACCAGCAAGTTGAAAGCTAGAATTCTTAAGTGTGGGTATGGTAAATACTATCGTTATTGAGTATTGTTGATTTTCTGGCTCAGCCATGACTCGTACCTTTTTGAGAGTTACTCTCGGTTCGAACGTCGTAACACCGCTTACAATTTGATTACCGATAAGGTTCGCTATATCCTCATCACACACTTCAAACACATATTGCATTAAATTTAATCCAAAATATGGATTTAAAATTTTTTGTCCAGGAATGGTTGTGAATAAATTTTTAAGAGAGTTTTTTATAGCTCCTATGTCATAATCAGAAATAATATCAATAATTTCTTTATCTCTTAAAAGCTCATTACTCTGTGTATATGCACCGAACGGTGATTTACCGTAAATAGGAGTGAAATCGAGATGTAAGTCACTGTATGTATAGCCGCTATCAAGAATTGCGGGTTTCTCGGTAAGAGATTGTAGTTTAATAGATGCCACATATATATTTATAAAGGTTTCTTGGTTTCAATAATTGGTTTATCAATACAAGGACAATAAATAATAATAGATGAAAAAGCGTTTTTTAGCTATATATGAAAGTTGGTTAACAGCAAGCAACCATAGCGGTTTTCTTGTAGGTAACATTGTCAAGTTCAAAGATAATGCATTAAAGCATGATTTCCTTAAAGCACTATCTGATGAAGCAGTTAATGCGATTAAAGCGCTTGTAGCAGGTAAGGGTACTCTTAGAATCACAAATGTAGTTAACAAGTATCCAGCAGGAATGGCAGCTAGTAACCCTGACGACTTTGGTCCTGATTTTAGTATTGAGGTTAGTGAAGATATAGGTGGTGGTCGTATTATGAATAGTGCTGTTGTACATCCCGGTATGATTCAAAAGATCGATACAACGCCAAATCTCGAGCCTGTTCCTGATAAAAACAAATATAAGAACAAAGTTACTATTAAACCTGAAGTTGTAAAGGATGAAGCTGAAGAGGTTCCTTTTTATTCACCAGCGCGTACGCGCACATCTGATCTTGGTAATGGTAAGCTTAGTAGCGGTGACCGTTCTTTAAAGAATGTCAATATAAAGATTCCTGCTACACCTAACGTCACTTGTAAAGATCCTGCTTCTTATACTGCGGACTATTTACCTAAGGCTTAATATCTGAAAGCTGAATTAGACAAGCGTAGCAATTAAGCTCCTGGTCAACGCAAAACGCTGAACGGTAGAGATATTCAGATACCGTAAGAAGATAATATCTCTTGAGATCAGGATTTGTTTCTGCTTCATCGATATAATTAAAGAGATTGCGTAAAAGTAAAACATAATCTGAATTAAATGTATGTTCGCTTTCAATTAACGCTTTTCGTAACGTCTCAATATTCCTCTTCTTTACCTCATTAAAGATAAGCTCTAAGACTTTATTATTCTTTGTATCAGCTAAAATAAGTTTACCGGTCGATGAAAACTTTTGTAGTTCGTTAATACATTTACGCAAGTCAGGGTAAGTACCTTTGACGAATTCAACAAACCTAACCTTCTGACTATCTTCTAAAGCAATACCCTCCTTCTTAAGGATAGTAGCGCATCTCTTTACAGCGATATCCAAAGGTGGTGTTAAATCAAAACTCTGACAGCGACTCTGCAGAGCTGGAATAATTCTATACCGATAGTTCGCTGTAAGAATAAATCTTGTAATGCCGGCGAACTCTTCCATAGTGTTTCTCAATGCGCGTTGTGCATCAATAGAAAGACCATCTGTCTCATCGAGAATAATAACCTTAATCTTACCATCGATACTCATTGTCTGAGCAAAACTCATTACCTTTGTACGGATAGTGTCGATACCGTTTTCATCAGAAGCATTAATATAAAGGTACTGACAACCAAGGATATCATTAACGATAATCTTAGCGCTCGATGTTTTACCAATACCCGGTCCTCCAGTAAAGAGTAAATTAGGAATCTCCTCTTTTACTTTATAAGAGTTTAATACGTCGCGTATTTCCGGTGTACAGATAAAATCTTCAAGAGTATGCGGACGGTATTTTTCGCACCAAATATTTGAAAAATCGTAACTCATCTTATCGTCCGGAGCTACCAAATCCTTTTTCACCACGATCTGTACTCTCTACCTTACCCCACTCAACTGGCATATGAATGCTAAAGTAAATGACGAACTGCGCAATACGATCACCAGCCTTAACAGGGTAATCGACATCAGTACTATTATAGAGCTTGACACCTGCATCACCTCTATAAGCGTTATCAATAATACCGGGGTGAGCTGATACACCATGCTTAAATCCAAGTCCTGATCGACTCTCAACCTTAATCCAATATCCTTCAGGGATGTAAGCAAACTTAAGACCGACGCCTACAACAGCGCTTCCACGAGCAGGAATTACAACATCCTCGACACTATAAACATCATAGCCAGTATCTGATTCGTGATTCTTTGTAGGTAGCTTAGCGAGGTCGTGCGTCTTTTCAAACTTTAAAATAGGGAGATACTGAATATTTGGATCTGTAGACATATACCACTATAATACTACACCTTTAATTAAAATCAACCGGAGATAAGTATATAGACAATATGGAAGAAGAGTTAAATGACGAAGTTGGTACTTTGCTTGATCAGCTTCAAGCGGTTAGCATAAAAGCGGAAAAAGTAAAAGAAGAAAGAGATCCTTTAAGAAAGGAAGACCTTGAAGACTTTGTTATTCAGAGAGGTGGAGCGCTTGTTGAGGATGCGCTCGATATGGTAGCCACAATGCGCGACTTTATTGTTTCGGCTCCAAACGCTGAGGATGTCGGTGCATATGCCGATCTTATTAAAGCTACATCAACAGCTCTGGAAGCTTTGAACAGACTCGCTGTGACGGATAAAAAGTCAGAGACTTCTGTTAAGCTTAAGGAGATGGATATTGCTTCAAGAAAAGAACTTCAACAATCTGATAATACACAACGTCTTCTTACAACAAGAGAGGAAATTTTTAAAATGCTTATTGATAAAGCAAAGCCTATAGAGGGTGAAATTGTTGAGAGTAAAGTTGTTTAAGACCCGGTTTTTCCGCTTTTAGCGTTTTGCTCATTATTAGGGTTTTTATCGCAAGTTGTAAGTTCTGTTATTACGGCTTCGTATATTTTCTCGGGATTAAATTGCTCTAACAATGCTTTAAGCTGCTCTCGTATATCAAGCATGTTAACAATATTGGATATCTCATCTTCAACAGCTTTCTTTATCTGCTTAGCTATATCTTCTATATTAGGGAATTTAAAGTCTGTTATAACAGACCAATCAGGTAATTTAATATTAGGTAGCTCAAAATTACATATAATACCCTTAACTTGTTTTTCTAGTGCCAATATACCTTCAAGACTCGTTGGTGGTCCATTATGGAAAGCATCAGTTGCTAAGCTGAATATATCTGTAAGTGATCCAAGTGAAACTGACGGCAATGCAGCTTGTAGATTGAGTCCCTGTACGGCACTTCCAACTACGCTTCCTACAGTTCCAATAGGATTTGAGAGTGCATTAGTAAGGTTAGGTAACCTCGATATTGAACTTGGAATTTGACCAAGAGCATCTGTCACAACAGATAGACCAGGTAGCTTGGCTAGGGACTGCGTATATTTTGATAGTGACGGGGTTGACTGTAGTAGACCTTGTATGTTACCGCCTTGAAGGTTACCAAGCACTTGTGATCCCTTGTTAAACACGTCACTTGTATATTGTGTAAATCGGTTACCTAAGCTATTTGTAGCTGTACTTGTACCAGTATCAAATATTTGACGTGCAGCTGCAACAGATGGCGTTGGTTTATCTTTTCTTGTAATTCCAAGATCACGCGCATCATTAATAACCTTAATGTCTATTGTGGTTGCAGATAGAGACGTTATAGCCCGGTACGGCATTGCATTATCTGTAATGATTCTTTTTCCAAGGTAATCGACTGTTACAAGAGACCCTTCTACATTTATCTGATACTTAAGAGGTGTGATTATTTGTTTATTGCTATATTGACCTTCTGCGCGTAATTTTAAGGCCTGAGCACCTTGCTCTGAAGTTTGAAACGCTAGAGGGTTATTACCTACTATGTCCGATACTGAAGGCTGTAGATTTGCAAGGCTACTAGTTGTACCTGGTAAGCTTTGACTGAGATTACTAAACGTACTCGCCTTGTTAAAAAATGGTGTATCAGTAGCCATATTATGCTTTAAGTTTAACGACTTCTACTTTTAAGCCGCTGCCTTTTGAGTCTAACTTACTATAATACTTAGCAACGGCAGGATCGTTACCGGTATAAAAATCTAGCGCGTTACGCTTAGCAAGACTTCCACCGCCTGTATCACCAACACGGAAAATACCATCTTTATTACCGAGTTCACTACCTACTGGCTTGCCGCTAGCGTCAGTAATTTTTAATAATGTTCCTGGTGGATATCCATATGATTTCGATACCGCAACGTCAAAATTTGCTGTAAGCTTACTACCAACGTAAGCGCCTCGCGTCGTATCTTCAATAGACAAGGTCGGTTTCCAGTTTGGATAATTGTGATACATGTTCTGCTCAGCTGTAGCGATGTTTACACCTCTGTTTTCCCAATAATCAATGCCATCTTGAGGACGAGGTGGCTTAATGTCTAGGAACGTAGTAAGATCGCTCTTGTAGCTGCCATATGTTGATACATTGCGTTCGGTAACCTGACCGGTGCCCTCTATCATGTCTGCTGTAATAGGAGCTGGAGCAGTATTTGGGTCGTAATTTAATGCTGCAGGATCACCGGGCTGAGGTGCTGCACCGGTTGCTGTATAAGGTCGTGCTCCTATATTTGAGTTGTATCTCGCGTTATTAGCATACTCCCATCCTTGTTGCTGAGCGTATAAGGCTTGTTCAGCTTTTGCATTGTCTGCTTCTTGCTGTGCTATAGCTTGCGATGCTTGTGCCCTTTCTGCTGATGTCACGATAACAAAGTCCTTATCGCTTTCGGAAACAGGAAATATGTCGCGTAAATTGTAAGCAACATCGTTGGCTATATTTGATAGATATTGAATGAAACTAAGTGTCTTTGCATCTGAGAACACAGATGTTAATTTATCTTTTAAAAGAGATAGCGATTCATTTATCGTAACAAAGGTGGGTAAGTCGTTAATTAAATTAAGGCCGTGTGATGTTGATGCATCAGCTTGCATATTTGTCTGCAATGTAAGATTACTATAGCCAACACCTAATAAATTATGTCTCATTAGGGATGTTGTCTTGAGACTTAAGTCATATGCTACATTTCTTGCAGATGCGCTCATTTTACTCTCTATAGAAGCTGAATAGGGTATGGGTACTCCGTAGTACTCTTGATTGATATCAAAAAGAGGTAGAGTAGAATCAAGCTGACAATACTTAGAATTAGCAACAATACCGATACTATCACTAATAACGTCAAAATAGCTAGTGTTATTATTATTACCACCGCCGCCATTGAGAACACTACTAATGTTTGCGCTATCTAATGCATTATTAATTTGCAATGCAGCGCCTGGTAATTGATTGGATAATATATTATCTCTATTAAAACTTGCTTCAGATCGATATGAAAAAATTTCTTTATTGCTTAGTTTTAGCTTTTGATACCAAAATAAAATATTTTCGAGTGAGAAATCAGCCTGTTTAAAATAGTTACTATTTAGTGAATCGTAGTATTTGGTAATAGCTGTAATTGCGTCGCCTTGTTTAAAAGCGTTGCGGTATTCAATTGCAGCTTCAACTTCAGACTGCGATACAACGTCACTAGGAAAAACAGTTGAAATGGTTGTATTATCAGTGTTATACAACACATCATAGGTGTTTGTCAAGTCCATGTCAACAAGACTTGGTGCCACCGTTATTTCGTTGGTATTACCCTTTCGCATTGTTGATTGTTGATCTGCCATATGTCTTAGAATCCGTTAGCTATACGCCCGTCGTCTGTAGTGTCATCGAGTTGTTTAAAGTTATATGTTTTAATGCAGTGAAGGTCGTTATAATATTCGCTACCGTTGAATACATGTTTGACTTCTATTATCATATAGATACCCAATAATTTATTGTCAAACTTACTAAAAGGTACAGCACCGTCACGATCTATGCCAATAAAGCAACCAGCTTGCCGATGTGTCATGCCGGGTAATCTAAATGACATTAGATTATTCATCATTATGCTATCGTAAAGGAATTTATTTCTACCAAAGTTTAATCGCTGGTCGGGATCTTGCTCTACTACAGAGAATACATTCTGTATATTTTTATTTGTGTATCTCAATTGGCCTGGTGCAAAATTCGGATAAGCAGGGTATTGGTTTGAGCTGTTCATCTTATTAACGTAGTTTTTTTGATACGTTTTCATAGACTGCTCGACTCCGCTTCTCTCTATATCAATATTAAACTGTTTATTTTGATAGTCATAGCTATGTACAAAATGAGGTACTAGTTTTTGTTGAGAATATAGACCAGCCATATTGTCAAACGAAAAACTCTTTACAGTTCCAAAACGTTCAAAATATAATCCGCCTGCAGGCGTAAAGTAAGCCTCTGCCGGGCTCTTTCCGTCTTGTTGCGTATAACCACCAATTTTTACTGTCTCAACATATAGATTGCCCGGTGCATCAACACCAGATGTTTGACTATATGCCTGATCAAAGGATTGCTTTACACTTCCAAGCGAAAACTGTCGCGGATACCTTTCAAGATGAAGAAAGCACTGATCAAAATCACTTTCTGCATTAGAGACGTGTCTTGAGAGAATATAATTAACACAGTCAATTGCTTTGTAGTTAGCAGGCGTTGAGAAGAAAATCTTTGTACCTCCAATATCCCATTTAGTGTTTTGCTTGTTTTTTTCTGATTGAGGTAAATTTGCGGTGTCTTGATTATTGTTGGTTGAATCAGAGAACGAAATAGAATATCCCTCATTATCAGGAAATGCTGCTTTTAAAAATTCTTTTAGCGCAATTCCGGTTTCAATGCCCGTATCACCGCTTGGTTCACCGGTTGTATTTGTATTGCCTGTAGAATCGTATAAGTTTGGAATTGTAGCGGTTGAAAAAGGTACATTTTTTTCTAAAAGAAGCTGATAGTAGAGGTCCCAAAAATATAGCTTTTTATATTTTTGATCAGGTTGATCACTTACAATATCTTCACTATTGTAAATAGCAAAATCGTAACTCATACGGTACAAGGCTTGACCTTCTTCCGACCCCATATTATCAACAGCTGTGCTATCAAGCTGTGGCATTATATCAATATGCAAAATATCTCTAGCTTCCCCACGGAATATATATCCCATAGAGATGTCACCATTCGTATTACCGGCGTTATTGTAGTAGGTAGGTGTGTTGATATCCGTAGATGGTGTATCGCGTTCAATTATATCAAACGAATTATCAATAACGATTGATCCTTGTTGATAAAAATTATTAAATGTATCTTCTATACTAAGTGATTTTATTGCCGATGGTTTGATGTCCTGTGTTCTGGACTGCTCTCCAGCTGCATTAATCAACGTAACTTTAAAAATATAGTTATTGTTGTTGATCTTATGTGTATATTGATCATCAAGAGGGGTATTCATATTATGTTAATGCGCTGTTAATCTCTTTTAATACACCTGGTAGATACTCTGGTTTAATAAGCTTTATTACTGTACCAGTCTTTGGCAATTCAAAAGGATTGAAAATTTTATTTGTTAATAAAATTAACCACCAGAGCTCAATTGTTTGGTATGCGTTAAAACTAACCATCGTCCATGGTTCAGATTTTTTAATAGTTAGATAAAAAATAGCGCGTTCGTCAAGCTTGTCGGGCAAAAAAACAGATTGCAGTAAGTTATAAAAATACTGATTGTCTACTGTCTGATATAGTTTGAATATTCTCTCGTAACGATATACATTCAAATCAGGAAGCATTGTTACACTGTTCTGATACTGTCCGTCCATATATAGATATTTAACTATCTTTTATACTTTTGAAACTATATACCAAAATTAACTGCTGAAGGGTGTGTTGCTGCGTAAAAAGGACTACCTGCTGCAGCAGCTGATGGTAGTGACGACGTGCCTACCTCACTAACCCCAGATTCAACGATATTACGCACACCTATCATGTGTTGCATGAAGTTTTTAGAATTAGCTGTCATGCTCTTTAAAGATATTCTTACTCTATAAGCATCTGGTATAATAGCTTTCATTGCTGTTGATCCTGATGAAGAACCAAGAAATTGACCCGCTACGTCACCAGCGAATGTTGAAGATGTGTTAGTAGTTGGTACATTAATCGTCATTTCTCTACGGGACCCCATAAAATCAATTGTAATTGATGTAACGTAACAAAACGGAAAGAACTTAACACCTGGTACTTCAACCATGTAAATAACAGGTTGATCGACGGTATTTTGTCCTGTTTTCCCAGGACGATTTTGATATACAAGTAAATATAAGAGTTGCCAATTTCTAACAACATCATCGTAAGTGACTTCTCCTGTATTAATAAGAGGAAATTCTATATTAATATCTTCACCTTCTGTTGGGTAGTTATAAAATTTTGTCTTTTCAATATATGTAATTTGTGTAGGGTTATTAATAGAGGCGGTTACTTCTGCAGCTTCTGTTACCATACCGATAAATGGAGCAACAGCGTCACCGATGCCGCCGACTTTACCGGATTCTGAGAATGCATTCATTTGACTTGCGTGATTGTTGTCAAAATATGGTAAAACATAAACCCAGTTAGTAGGATCGGTAAGATAGAGATTTCTATATGGTCTTAAAGGATCAGATCCTCGTATTGTAGGGTTATTATCATCACCAAAATTATCTGTAACCATTTTAGCTGCGGAGTCAATTACTTCGGGTGCCTTTTCAGCAGCACCTTTTAATTTAGAAACAAAATTTTTGACGTTAGGACTGTTTGTTTTTGAAGCGTACTGTTCAATATTTGCAAACGTTTGAGATATATTATTAGACGTTTGACCAAGGGAATACTTTAATTGACTAACGAGTGCATTAGTCCTTAATTTCATTTCAGTGAGAATTATTTTTGGCACCTCCTGTCGACCTTCATTAAGTTTTGAATATGTCCAGTAAAAATCTTTTACTACATTAATCTGTGTTGTGGGTCTTGTTACACCTGTACTTGCTGTACTGGCAATACCAACGGGCTTAAGCTCAGGAAGCGCGACACTTGTAGAGGTTGTTCCGCCTATACCAGGATTTGCATTTTGAAAGCCCCATAAAAAATTTGCCATAACAATATTTAATCGTGATTACCTATCTCGCCATTCCCGCTCTAAACGAGGAACTCGTCATAGGACTCGACATAAACGTTGTAGGGCTATTAATACTATTAACGTTAACTGTCTTTCCGGTTCCTTCTAGTCCCTTAAGAGCTTCTATAAGCTGTTTTGTGTTGACAGCGGTTTGCTTTTGGTATTCGAGCTGCACTTTTATGAAGTCTGTTTGAGATTTAAGAGCCTTGTCAAGGCTTTCTGTATCGAATTTATTTCCTTTCATAAACGTATCAGCTTCAGGTGTTAATTTTTGTTCTGTCGTAGGTTTTATGGCGGGTAAATTTATAGAGTTACCTTGCTCTTCCACGCTTCTCGTAGGCATACTCGCATCACTTGACTCGGTTTTCTGTGTACCGTTATCTGTTGGCATTTTACTTGTAATAGTAGCTTTTGTTCTAGCTAATATATCGGGCTTTGCTTCAGACTTTTCTGGTTTATTATCAATAGTTATGGGTGTAGTAGGTGGTAATGTAGTTGACGGTGTAGAAGTTGAAGTTGCGATACTTATACCAAGCACTTCGGCGACTTTTTGTTTTAAGCTCCATTTACCTATTTTGATATCAGGTACCATGTCTAAAACAGCTCTCAGTAAGCTGTCTTTTATCGTTGACCAAAAATCTGAGATATTATTAGTAGCTGTTGTGGTAATTGCTTTTGCACCGCCAATGAGTAAATCTCCTATAACACGAAGCGGTTCTAATGCTTCTCCTAAATAACCAAACGCATCAAGCCACCTGCCATCACCGATGGATTCACCTGCGTTTATAAGTGGTCCTATAATAGGAATGCCTTTTGCTTTATCATAAAGCCATTTTCCTGCAGTTGATAACCAATCACCAGCCACGGGAGCGTATTCTTTTGCCTTTTCAAGCAATATACCTCCAATATATTGAAGCGGTTCTATAGCGTTTCCGAGATAATTAAATCCGGCTTCCCAATCTCCATTAAAAATAGATTCACCTGCTTTTATAAGTGGGCCAATGATTGGAATTTCTTTAGCTTTATCATAAAGCCATTTACCAGCAGTCGTGGTCCAATTTCCTATAGCATTTAAAACGGGTGGAGCGTATGTTTTTACATTTTGTAATATTATACTACCTATTTGCTGTAGCGGTGCTACGGCTTCACCTAGATATTTGAATCCTATCCCAGTCA